GGCTTTGATTCGGCTCGAGTTTGATTCGGCTCGAGTTTGATTCGGCTCGGATCTGGCTCGGCTCGGGCTTTGATTCGGCTCGGGCTTTGATTCGGCTCGGGCTTTGATTCGGCTCGAGTTTGATTCGGCTCGGATCTGGCTCGGCTCGGGCTTTGATTCGGCTCGGATCTGGCTCGGCTCGGGCTTTGATTCGGCTCGGGTTTGATTCGGCTCGGATCTGGCTCGGCTCGGGCTTTGATTCGGCTCGGATCTGGCTCGGCTCGGGCTTTGATTCGGCTCGGGCTTTATCTTAAATAAAAAAAGACCGCGAATGCGGTCATTAAAGTTTGAGCAATGATTGAGACTTGCTAGTTAATCAATGTTTGCAAGTAGTTATAGTCTAGATCTTTATTGAAACAGAACCGGTAAAAAACTGCTGTTTCATAGATTGCCTGTAACCTTAACAAGTCTTTTTGCGTTTGCGTTAGATATTTGTCCTGTTTGACTTTTGACCAGCAATCGATTGAAACATTCAATAGTTTTTGCCAAAGTTCAGACGGCAAAAGATTGCTATTTGCTGGATAGAGATAGACGGTTTCAAACATATCGTCTTCGGGCAAATATGCCTTTGCGATTTTTTCGCCGTTACGTTTGAGAATTCTATCCTTTTCGGTTTGCTCTATTGTGTAAATTTCGATTTTCATAGTTTTACCCTCCGTTTTACTTGCCGAAGCAGAAGTCAGTGATAAAATCTAATTCAGCCTGTAATTCATTGGCTGAAATTGTTTTATCGTTTTTGGCTTCTGTTACGTATTTTTGCCAAAAATCTTGGACTGAAACAGATTTTAGCAGATAGTAAGTGCTAATTTCGCCTGTTTTTTTGTCCAATTCTGCTACTCTACTTCCGCAGTAGTAGAGTATTCGCTTAATTTTTGTTTCATTGAACGAAAGTTTGCCAAATGTTTTTTGCTGTTTCATAGTTTTTGTCCTCTTTTTTTGTCAAAATTCACGGACTTGCCGTGTTAAGTATAAGCATACACAAGTTTGACCACCTTGTCAAGAAAAAAATGCACCAACCGCAAAATTTTTTTTACCACCAAAACCACCGCCGATGTTTCAGCAGTGAAACGCTGTTTCAGAAACGGGTTGCAGGCAAAAAGGGGTTGACTCCCTATGGGGCACGGGGGCTGCTTGTGTGGGGTGTTGCTATAAACACCAAATTTAAATTAAACAAACCCTCCCCTAAAGCAAAATCCCCTTTATTTTCAACATTTACATAAACACTACCCTACGGATTCTATAAAAAATAATTAATAGTTTTTGTAATTTTCATAAAAAAATGTTATAATATACATAAAAGGAGCTTTATGAAAAGTAATTTTGATATAACACCATCTAAAACTGCTAATGTATTGATAGAAAAGGAGATACGAGAAATTACAGGAGAGACATATGAAACCATTGCCCTGAAGTATGGGACCAGTGTTTCCTATGTAAAAAATGCAAATTATAAAAATATGAACCCAGAAGCCAGAAAAATTTATCGGAAAAAGAAAGAGAAACTCAAGGAAATAGCTTTAGATACAACAGTTACAGCTCTTGAGCGAGGCAAAACTTTAATTGAAGAGGCGGATCATCCAAAATATTTAAGTGGAATTGCTGCTATGGGAAAGCTTTCAGATACAATTTATCGTCTGGAAGAAAAATCTCCAACTTCAATTATTTCAACAAATAGCACAGAAACATATGCGGTGGAATTTTTCCAGTTACTTTTGCAGGAATATTCCTTTGGAGAAGCCTTAGAAGCCTTCCGTGAAGCGGATCTTAAACCCATTCTTACCCGTGAACAGCAGAAATTAATTGCGGAAAAAATAGAAAAAGGTGAGTTAAACGTGCTGGAAACTGAGGAAGAAACAGATTATTCAACTAAGGAGTAGTAGTATAAGTTCCCCATAAACTTTAATATAATTCTTTTAGTGGTATTCAACTGAACAAAAAATTCCCCGTGAAAAATAACCTATCATAATTTATTTAATAGATTTTAAATTAAAAGACCTCCCGCTGCGGCTTTGGTTTGTGGGGACCACGCCGCAGCGGGAGGTTAGTTACAAAAGAACACTGAATTTAAATTTTTAATTCAGCGGATCACTTAATTCAACATTCTATATTCTATATTCTATATTTTATATTCAATCTCCGCCGTCCAAAAATAAGTGAACGACTGTTCAGTATAATCATCTGAAAATTGCTTGGAAATCAGATATACTGTTAACCCCCTGCTGTTAATAACATATTATAATACATTTTTTTAACTTTGTCAAGTCATTTTTTTAGCCTCTGTAACTCATTGATTTTAAAGAATTTACAGTCTCACTTTTTTTCATCAAAAAATCCAGACAACTTGTGCCCTTTTCATTTCATTTTTCACTCCAAAAATGACAGAAAATATCCAAAAAAATGGATAAAAATCCAAAAAAATGGATAAATTCCCCTAAAAATAGCCAAAATTAAGGATTTTTCCCAATTTTACAGGCTAAAATACCTGTGGAGTGTTGTGTAGAGGCTATACTTGAACAACTTTAATAACTTGTTCTTCAGAAAATCCTTAACTCCATCCCTAAATTCTATATTCCCCACCATTTATTCTATATTCTGTATTCTTTATTCATCATTTATCATTTCTCATTCATCATTTTTTATTTGTTTATTGACTTATCTATAAAAAAATGTTATAATTCAATTAAGAATTGGTAAATAAAAACAATTTTTTCTTAAAAACCCAAATAAAACCAACAAAACAATGGAAAGTTTATTTTTTATACTTTTAGCAGTATGGATATTTCTGAAAATTTATGACTTTAAATTCTCCCGCGAATTCATTTTGTATGATTTTAGGGAAGGAAATAAATTTTTCAGAAATAAACTAGGATTCCTGGATTTTAAAAAAGCTCTTATTGTCCAATTACTTTTATCAGGAATGTTCTTTGGATTTTATTGGATGGTCCCAAAGTATGCCTTCATATCTTTGATTCCAGGAATAGGAATAGGATTTTATTTATTCTTTGATCATATAAAAGGAAGAAAAAAACGAAGGGAACTTCAGAAAAGTATATTAAAACAAATAAGAGAATTGCCAAAAGATCAATATCAAATCCCACAAAATAATCCAAATATACGAATACAACTTTATGAAGGTAAGACACTTGTTTGGCTTAATTATTTCCGACATATATATTTACTCAGTCATATATATCCTCAAAATTTTGAACATTATGATTACTTTTATAAGATCTTATTTGATGAGTTAAGACGAATTTCAAATCTTCCTGAAAATAAATGGTTTCCAAAATATAGTAAATATGAAAATAAACCGTTGAAGGAAATAACAAATATAGAATAAAGAATATAGAATATAGAATGAGAAATGATGAATGATGAAGGATGAATGATGAAAATAAAAATGAGAACATCAGAAAGAGGAAAACAATTAATCAAAGAATTTGAAGGTAAATCTTTAAAGGCATATAAAGATTCAGCTGGTTTTTGGACCATAGGATATGGACATCTTATTAAAGATAATGAAAAACATCTTATTGGAAGAGTAATCACGGATAAAGAAGTCAATGATTTATTTGCAGAAGATCTTAAAAAAGTTGAAGATGAAGTAAATGAATTGGTTAAAGTTCAATTAAATCAAAATCAATTTGATGCAATAGTTTCATTTGTTTTTAATATGGGCAAAACAAAATTCAAAAACTCCTCAGTTCTTACCCACCTTAATAATAAAGATTTTGATAAAGCAATGAGATCCCTCCTCCTTTATAGAAATGTTACTAAAGGAGGTAAGAAAGTTCCTGAAAGAGGATTAATTAGGAGAAGGGAAGCTGAAAAAAAATTATTCCTCACACCAGTTAAAAACATTGAACAGCCAACAGAACAAGTCAAACAGGAAGTAAAAGAGGAAATTAAAGATGAGGTGGTATTATCTGAACAAAAAGAAATACAGAATGAAAATGTTATTGAGAAAGATAAAATTAATATTGAGAAAGTAACAACACATATTTCTAATGCTTTAGATAATATCTACAATGTAGAAACAAGAGTTTCCAGATCATCACTTTTTTCCGCACTAACAACTAAATTAATAGGATTCCTTCTTCTTATATTTGGAGTTCTTCAGGATAATTACAGAGAAATTTTAATTGCAGCATTTCTGATAGGAATAGGACTTCTTTTCCTACATTTTTCAAAGAAGAGAGCTACGGAAAGATTTTTAGCTATATTTAAAAATGATTGAAGATTACATTGATGATCTTATTGCTGAGGGATTTTCTACCTACGCAGCTGAGATAAAACTTGGAAATTGTAAAACAATAATGATTTTCTTCTGTGAAGATCCGGAAGAAGCTGAAGAATTTGCAGTTGAAGTTCTTAAAGGAAAGTTTCTTGGAAGCATTATTGTTGATTGGAATATTATAAATGAAGAGGTTAATAGTTAATGTTTACTTTTTTAGTATTTCTTAAAAGAGTAAAAAATTTTTTACTTAAGCATAAAACAAAATTTATTATTGTTATAGTAATTTTAGTGGCTTTTATAACAGCAAAAATTATTACAACCGCATATGACAATTATATTTACAATAAACAACAGAAAAAATTGAATGAGTTAGATAAACAAATATCTAATTCAAATATCAATACTCAAACGATTAAAGAAGAAATGAAAATTAAAAGAGATCAGATTATTAAAATTGATCCTAAAGTAAAACAGAAAAAAGAAGAAATTAAAAATCTAAACAAAACTGTAAATACAAATATTTCTTTTGATGAAGCTAACAGACTTAGATGCGAAGTATATCCTGAAGATAAAGGATGTTTGAAATGATGAATGAGAAATGATGAATGAGAAATGATGAATAAGGAATATAAAAATAAAATACTTCTTAAAATTTTCTTTATCTTATTCAATGTTCCGTTTATTATAATTTTTATATTAAACGCTTCGTTGAATATAAAGGCACAGGAAACTGTATCATTACCGAAAGAATATTATGAGTCTTCAATAAAAGCTTTTACAGAAGTAAAAATCTCCCGTGAACAAATTAAACTTCTTGAAGAACAAGTGGATTTGTTAAAGGAATTTATACAGAAACAAGAGCAAGTAATTAAAACTATGGAGGATACAATTAAATTCCAGGATAACAAAATCAACGAATTAATTAAATTAAAATGCGACAAAACAAGTTATCTATTTGGAATAGTAAAGAAAACGAAATGCAGATAGGGCACGATAATGATTTTGTGAATATTCTTATTGGAATGCTTGCTTCTATCCCTACTTGGATTGCGGCTTATTTATATGTTTCACCAGAGATAGTGTCTATTTTTATAGGATTATTTGCATCATTTATTTTAATGGTATCTGGGAAATTAATAGATTTGTATCTACACAAAAAATTCTATAATGCAAATAAAAATAAAGACGATAGTCATAGACATTGAGACTATTCCTTTTATTGGATATTCTCATAAATTCTATGATGCTAAGATTTTAAAAATTTTAAATTATAATTCTATTGTTTCTTTTTCATATAAAATTATAGATGGAAATAAAATAGAAAAAACTAAATGTATTACCTGTAAAGAATACAAATCATATAAAAATTTTATTGAAGATATTCACAAAATTCTAAGCAGTGCGGATTGCATAGTAGGATATTATTCTTCAAGATTTGATATTCCATTTATTCAAAGGGAATTCGCCAAGTTTAATTTAGATCCTATTGATTTTGTTAGTTATGACTTGCATAGGAAAGTAAAGAAATTATTTTATTTTCCATCATATTCTCTTGAAAATGTTTGTAGATATTTTGGAATAGGAGAAAAAGGAATAAATCTTTCGTTAGATCAGTATCTTGAATGTTTAGACAATCCCAAATCATACCTGTGGAAAAGGATTATTAAATATAATAAACAGGATGTTGATATAACGACACGGCTTTATTTCCTTGTTAGAAAATGGTCAACAGGACATATTAATTTAGGAATTAAATCACAAAGACCTACTTGTTCCAGATGTGGAAGTATTGATGTAATCCGTCGTGGATATAGATATACAGCAATGAATATTTACAATCGTTATCAATGTAAAACTTGCGGAGGATATTTTAAAGGGTCTGTAGTAAAAGAACAAAAATAATTATTCTATGCCTATTTCAAAAGACAGATTATTTGCTTTATCAAGAAGCTTTGTAGCAGATAAAATTGCTGAAGGGGCTAGAATATCAGAAACTTACATTAAGTTTAAACCTCATTATAAACAGGAAATATTTCTAAATCTTGATGAAGATCCAACATTTACAAATCAGGAAATAATTGAATGCCTGTATGGTGGAGCAGCTGGCGGTGCTAAGACAGTAGCATTGTTAATGGCAGCTCTGAAGTATGTTCATATAAAAGATTATTCAGCACTCCTTCTAAGAAAGAATTATCCGGACCTGGTTCAGGAAGGTGGTTTGATGTCTCTTGCATTTAAGTGGCTGTCAGACACAGATGCTAAGTGGAATGGAGATTATAAAACCTGGACATTTCCAAGCGGAGCAACACTAAGATTTGGACATCTTTCTTCAGAGATTGATAAATATAATTATCAGGGTGGTGAGTATCAGTTTGTTGGATTTGATGAATTAACCCAGTTTACTGAAAGCCAATATCTATATCTATTCTCCCGTGTCCGTAGAAAGAAAAATTTGAATGTTCCTTTGAGAATTTATAGTGCATCCAATCCAGGAGGCTCTGGTGGTAAGTGGGTATATGAAAGATTTATTCCAGAAGATTTCACACCAGATAAAGTAAAAGATCAGAATATATTTTTAAAAACTCATGGTAACTTTACCAGGATATTTATTCCAGCTGTTTTAGATGATAATCCTTACATTGATAAGGAAAGTTACTATATGGCATTAAGCCAACTCGATGATGTTACAAGAATGCAATATCTTCGGGGAGACTGGAATATTCAGGCACGGGGGGATATTCTCTATACCTACAGCGATCTTCATTGTGTTATCAGCTGGAGTCAGTTTAAAAGAGTTTTTGGTTTATCTGAAAATAAAATTCCATCTCATTGGAAAGTAGGAGTTTTCCAGGACTTCGGAACAAATAAAGATCACCCCTGCGTTACTAGCTGGTTTGCAACTGCAGCAGAAAATTCCCCAACAGTTAATGGAGTAGATTTAAAAGGAACAGTTTATTTATATCGTGGATTAATGATATATCCGGCAATAGCTTCAGAAGTAGGAAAGAAAATAAAACAGATAATGGGTCCAGAAATTGGACAGGCTTCAATTTGGCAGATGTCTCACGAAGCCGCAGCAGCCCGTGAAGAATATAGGAAATATCATAATCTTCCATTTAGTTCCTGGAAAGCCGGAAGAACAAATGGGATAGAACAATTGAAAGATGCTTTTATGCTGCGGGATAAAGATAAGCCGCATCCATTTAAGTCAGGACTTTATGGACATCCAAAATTATTTTTAATAGTAGATGACAATGAATTAGTTACTCCTAAGACAGATGCCGGATTAGCAAGATGGAGAGAAGAGATTGTTGCATATCATTGGAACATACCAAAATCAGGCAATCCTTCAATGAAATTAATTCCATATGCATTATTTAATGATGCTGTTGATACAATGCGATATGCAGCTGCTGTTTATTTTCCAACTGTAACTCCTAAAACTATTGAAGAACTTGTTAAAGAAAAAGTAGATAAAGAGTTCCCCGTGAACAAACTTATTGCAGTTCAGGATGATAATTATAAATCCCATCTGTTTACAATGAGAAATATTTTTCAGGAAAAGGTAAAAGAAGAGTTAGAGGAGAATAATAAGATATGTCCGGATTGGATGAATATAGGGTAGAGTTGGATGAAGACGTTGAATTTGAATTATTCCCGATTCTTTTAGGATCAATATACAGCATCAATGAGTCAAAGAGGAGAGTCAAAGAAAAACGAGTAGTGGGGTTTGTGGATACTAATGATTATAACAACAAGAAAAATTCTATACGACGAAATAGAAAGACTTCAAAAAGAACTCAAAGAAAAAAATGAATTGATTATTAAACTGATTGATTCATTAATTTACAAAAGGAGACACTCTCTTTTAGGAGATAATAATTTAAATATTGAAGAACAGGTTCAGGAATTTGTTAAAAGTAAAAATAAAAGTGAAGAAGTAGATTCCTATCTTCAGGCTGTAGAAGATGCTAAAGAGAATGCTGAAAAAGAGGTAAAAAGATTGAATGGATACGATGTTATCGCCGACACCGAATAAACTTACTTTAGATAAATTCCTTCTTAATTATTTAAATGGAATTAATCAACAAGTTGAATCCTCTGAATCTAAATCACGTTATGAAACTATTATTCAAATGTGCAGAAGATACAGAGGAATGACTCCTTCTGATTTATTCGGTTTTTGGCACAATGGAGTCTGGGCAGAATCTCCAAAATTTGCAAATCTTCACGGGACAAATATTTTCCAGGCACTTATTAATGGGGCTTATGCTGCATTTCTTCAGGCAGAATTATCATTAGAGATAACAGCAAAGTCAGATAACTTTGAAGCCCGTGCAATGGAAAAGATTTGTCGTGGGATTTATGAAGTATTAAACAGGAAGTGGGAATCTTTTGAATCTGATATTTTCTTTGGAATGATCCTTAAATTAAATGCATTCTGCATTTCAGTTTATGATCAGTCAGATCCAAGCCATAAAATATATCTTCCAATATTTGAAACAGAGGAAGTAGAAGTTCCTGCTGAAATGGTATGTAAAGATTGTGGATATGTTTTTCAAAAGCAGGAATCTCCGGAAATGGAGATGACTGACATTCCAAAAATAAATGCAGCACATCCGCTGGATGAAGAAGAGGCTTCTGAGCTTGAAGGTAATCCAGAAATGATGGAAGAAAACTCAGAAACCTGTCCAGAATGCGGAAGCCCAAATGTAGAACAGTCATTAGAACCAGGACTAATAGAAATTCAGAAAGTTGTTGGACAGAAAGAAATTAAAATAGGCTCTATAAAAACAATTATTGCAGATGCTTTAGATGTAAGTGTTGATGATTTGTCTGGGACCAGTGATTTGGATTCAGCTTCTTGGATTCAATGGAGGTATCTGGTATCAAAAGGCAAGCTTCAATCTCTTTTCCCACATTTGAAACTAGATAAGTTTTCCTTGTGGTCATATCCTACCAGACTTAAAATGGCTTACAAAAAGGGAGGGACTTATGGTTCTTATCCTTCAAATTCAATGGAGAGAAATCTCTATGAAGTAAAACATAATTGGGTAGAAAGATATGAATACCACGATTACATAAGCCCAACTGATTTTAAAGTTGGAGACTTTGAAATTAAAGCTGGTCAAAGTCTTGCAGAAGTTTGTCCCGAAGGTCTTGTTTTTCTGACAGTTGGAAATGAAATTATTTATATAGGAAATGAGGACAAAAAGAAGGTAATTAAAACTGCAAGGTGGATTCCTGATGCCAATAGTATTTATGGATTAGGGGCACGGGCTGGTTTGGCTATTCAAAAGAAGATAAATCAAATAGATAACATTGTAATGGAAGGAGAATCACGAAGTTTGCGTGGTTCAGTAATTTATGCTCCGGAAGCAATTGATGGAGCTTTCCTTGAAGGAGCTAATACAAATATTCCTTTGAAACCAGACTTTGCTTTGGGAGGAAATAGAGTAAGTGATTTTGTCTTCCCCATTGAAGTAAAAGGATTAAATGGAGCTTCACTGGCCTTTCTCCAATCTCAAGTAGGAACAATGCAGAAGATTATGGGTATTCCAGATGTTCTTCTTGGAGCTGGAGATAGGAATGTTGATACCGCACGGGGACAGATGCTTGTTGCTGACAGGGCAAGCGGTTTGATGATTCCTCCTAAGAAAAGTGAAGGATATATGAAAATAGGCTGGCTGAAAGACCAGCTTAGACTGATTCAAAAATACTATACTCCCGAAATTATACGGAAATTTTCAGGGATGTATGATGATAGCTGGCTTGATGATGAGATTGAATCCTTCTTAAAGAATGATATTGATGAATATATTGATATTGAAATTGTAGAAGGAACAGAAATTCCAGAAAGTAAGGCTATGAGACAATCCAGATTACGGCAAGATATTGCTGCTGGATTTGTTCAGCTTACTCCAAAGGTTCGGTATAAACTTCTTAGACAGTCTGGTCTGACTGATTTTGATTATCAGGATTACCAGATGAATATTAAATTAGCAAATAAAAGACTTCAAGTTATTAAAGAATTGTCTGAAAATGAAGAGGCAGTTAAAAGTTATATACAAGGGGAAGAAGCTTTGTTTGATCCGGAAACTGGAGAAAGATTAACAAATGAACAGGGAATTCCAATAACCAATCCCGTGTTAATGTCTATACTGGAAATGCCATTAATGAAAATAAATGAGGATGCTGAAGATCACGACATTATGATTTCATTCTGGGCAGAAAAGTATAGAAGTTACAAAGCTTCAGTAAGAGAATATCCCAAAATGCTGTTGGATTTTTGTGAGATGATGATTGGAGCACACAAAGCAGCGGCTGCTCAGGCAATGATGAAAGTTCAGGGAGTAATGCAAATGCAGCAAGCTTTAGGTATGGCAACTCAAGCAGCGGCTGCAAATATGCAAAATGAACAAGCCCAACCTCCTCAAGAACAATAGAAATAAATAATACTTATTGACTTTTTTATAATAAAATGTTATAATTAAAAGCAAAGTAGAAAATCATCTCAGAAACTTTTCCACCTTATGGTCTGAGATAGTTGAAAGGTGGCTGCTTGCTATTCACACTCTAAATAATATGGATAATCTAGAACAAACGATGGGAACTGAAGGTGGTCTGCCTGCTTCAGAACCTGCTCCCAGTAATACTGGCGTAACGGCAGAACAAAAACCAACATTAAAAGATATTGCAAATTCTTTTAGAGTTGGTGAAACCAAAGAAAATTCCGCTGTTTCATTACTGGACCAAGAAGCTCCAGAACAAAATATGGGACAGGGGGATTTAAATCCTGAAGCCAATTTTACAGATGTTCCTGATCCTGAAACTCTTTCAGAAAGTGAGATTGAACGTCTCATTGCTGATCCAAACAGCCCTAAGTGGTATAGGAAACAGCTTGAAAGATTTCAGAAATATATCGGGAGGCTTAAAAGTGAGGTAGAAGAATTAAAAACAAAAACTTCTAATCCACTTCAAATGCAGTCCGAACAGGAATCTGTAAAGCAAATTGATCCGGAAATAGAGCTTCTATCCACAATGAAGGATAAACTTATGAAGCTCTCTTCGGTTGTAGCCTCTCCGGAGGAAGTTGTAGGAGCACTGGAAGAAATAATTCCTCCATCCAAGATAAATGAAATTAAAAATCATATTGCTTGGGAATTCCTGGAACTTCCGGACGGACGACCTAATCTTGACAGCATTCAGGTAATTATAGACAGAATCGCTGGTTCAGGAGAAGGCGGACAAAAGGTAAATGCCCGTGATGTTTTGAATGCTATTGAAGCTTTGAAACGCGGGGTTGTTACTCCTGAAATGTTTTTGGAATTCTCTTCCGATGCTGAGTATGAATCTTATAAAAAGATGGAGCAACTCCGCAAGGAAATGGAGCAGCAATACAATGAAGTAAAAGCTGCAAAGGAATTTCAGGAAAAACAAACAAGAGTAACTCTTCTACAGCCTGTAGTGGATAAGGTAAAAGAAGACGTTAGCACTCGAATCAATACACTGCTAACGAAGTATAATTTGAATGAATCCCAGCAAGATCCAGAACCAATCAGCAAGTATAAAGCTTCTATGATTGAGAGGATCGGGGAATTTGTTAACAAGTATGCTGAACAAAATCCATATCTTGCTGATGTATTTAGATCTATAGATCTTCTTACAAATCCAAGAGGCTTTGATGTGGATAAAATTAGAAAGGAAATTGAAAGTTTCACAAATTCCTATAATTACAAAGCTGCTGTTAACAGAGGTCTTTCAGATTTAACGAGGGAACTTGAGAGGATTATTGCAGATGAAAGTAACCGATTCAAGATATTTGTAAGAGGTTATGAATATGAATTTAAGAATACTTCAACTGCTCCAAATCTTCAAAAAGGAACTCCGGCAACGACCACATATTCAAAAGAAGAGTTAGATAAAATGAACTCTTCTGATAGAAGAAGGCTGATTTATCAATCAGTATCAGAAAAATTAAGACAACAATTAAAATAGATTATTTGGAGGAATAACAAGCAATGCCTTTTGACTTATCACAAATGAGTCAACTTCTTGACCCAGTTTGGGAAGCTACTATTCAGGAGACTGACGAATTTTCAGCCAGCTTTTGGAATCGTCTGCAATCTCTTCCTGAAGAAGATTCCAATGCTGTAGGACGTAAAATTAAAGTTAGGACAGGATATAATGAATCAGAGTCCTATGCTCCGTTTAGTTCTACCTCTGGTTATGCTCAAGGAGGAAACTCAACATTCACGACTTTTCTAGTTCCTTATAGGACAGTTTCAACTCAGGGTGAAATTGATCAGGAAGCTATTGACAATGATGATGGTA